ACCAAGGATAAGCGATGTTGTCTGTTAACGCTAAGTTTCTCGTTACCTCAGCAGTTGCTGGTAAGTAAATTTGTGTATTGTTAACCGTATCTCTCATTAATACCCAAGGGTAGTAAGTAGCCGTGTAGTTAGAGTCAATACCTGAATTTGCTAAATTATCTACTGCCTCTTGTGGGTAAATAAAATCAAATTGATTACCTGTCGAAGGAACATACATCTTGTAGTCAGGTGTTGTACAAACGTACAATGAATCCGCTCTACTATATTCTATCATATCGATAGCATTTTCAACTAAATTAGAGTTATTTACATAATCAATACCCGGTGTAACAAACACGTTAATGTTTACCGCTTCAGGATTTGCAAATGTTTCTTGACCCAATAAATAAGCGTAATAATCGGTATTCGCAAAATCTTGAGTATTACCTGCAACACTAATTTGTTTGAATGCACCCCAACCTGTCGCGGAAGGGTATCTTGCGGTAGAACAAGCTCCTTTTAAGTAACCTCGTCTACCTAATACAAATTCATCTTTATTTGTTCTAAATTCTCTATAAATGTCCCATCCATCAAAACCACCTTTAACAAGTAAAGTAAATTTACGAGCAAAAATTCTATAATAAGGATTTTCAGGGTCATCAGGGTCTGACGTAAATGGTGCATCACCACAGAAGAACGCCGGTGTACCACTAGTAACAAACACATTAGGAATTGTAATACCACTTGCGTTTTTATCCATATGGAATCCTTTTGTTCTAAAGTTCCAAGGTAAACCTTCAGTATTAAAACATACACTTGCTGGAATTCTTGTTCCTTTATATTGGAAGAAATCAACGTCAATACCTTCAGTATCTGAAATACCTAAGTAAGTTCTTCTTACATTATCACCCGCACTTGTAGTTGTGTCGTCCGCACCTGATGCTAAACCAAATGGTGGGTTATAAACAACCTCACCAGGATAGTAGTATTTAGCTTTGATTAATGGGAATGGTGGTCTTACACCAGCATATTCTCTATAATCATATCCTAAGAATCCACAAGGAAGTGCGTCTATCGGAGCATCCTCGTTAATCTCAACCATAATATAACTTGATAATAAAGGATATTCCCCATCTAAACTACCAATTTTTTTACCAACAAATGAATTTTCTTGAGGATTCATTGTACAATCAGTATATTTTTCAAGAACAACCGGTGCAGAATCTGTATCAAAGAAATCTCTAACCAATACATCAAAAGTACCATTGTTAAATGACATATTAGCTAACGATATCTTAATATCAACGTTAGCAGAATCACCATCAGCAATTGTTGTAAATTTAAATAAGTTATAAACTTTATTACCTCTTAATTCAGAAACAACCCAAGGTGATACCGGAGATTGATATTTTTCTAAATAAAATGCTATTGATGTTGGGTTAGCCTCTTGACGAGCATCAGGTAAAGCAGTTAATTCACAATTTAAACCTCTAATATAACCCATTCTCCAAGCATTTGTTAATAAAGCTTGGAATCTTTCTTCAACAAATAACGGAACTACAGTTCTTGGTTTAGAGAAGTTAGACGCTCCAAATACTTTACTTACATATTTAGGGTCAGAGTTTGAAAAGGATGTTTCAAAGAAATATTGGTCACCATCTTTACTTGTGATGTTAACACCAAAAGTTGAAAATGGATTTTTAGTTACACCAGAATATGTTCCTGTACAATCTAAAGTAACATCAGTTAATCCTGACACTTCATAAACCGGACCATCATCTAAACCATATGTTGAAAGACCTCTTGAACGTAACGTAGCGATTACTAAATCATCATAATCTGTATATGCTGTTCCCGAGTAGACATAAATAACACCTATCAATGTACCTGTATAACAATGAACCGGTTTTGCGGTTGTTGTTGAAGTAGTTGATGTTGATGTTGTAGTCGTACATGGGTCAGTCGTAGTAGTTGTTGTATGTGGGTCAGTCGTAGTTGTTGTTGTAATAATAGGTGTTAATGTTAATCCTGTTACAACAGACCAAAATGAAAACCCTGTATAAGCAGCATCACCAATATTATCAAATAATGAGTAATACCAAGGGTCATTTTGTGGTGCAGAATAATTACATAAATTAGCACTTACATTATCAACTTCATAAACATTTGTTTCACCTGTATATACTTCACTTAATCCTGAATAAACACTAGTTGGTATTGCCCCATAGTAATAGATTGAAGTATCTTCTTTTTCCGGTTTTGAAACTATATCAAAAATTTGTTTAGAGAAATCAGTATACAATGTACTCATACTACCATCGAATTGTTCGTAAGGTTCGTACAATATTGAAGATATCTCAGGAGCTAAATTAGATGTGTTAGTAAACACTATACTATCAATACTGTTAGTACATGCTGAGAATTCAATAGAATAATTAATTGTTTTAAAGTCAATACATTCAGTTATACAACTAAACGTTGTTGCACTTTCACAAAAGAAATCAACCGTTGTTGGGTCAACATTAGCTTTTGTTGTTATAGACCAAGATGGTCCTGCATCATAACCAGATAATCCTAAAACTCTCGTTACGAATAATTGGTTAGATTGTTGTAAGTATGATTTAGCAATATAAGCTGCTTCGTACTTTGGAATTTGTGTATTTATAAATTTTTCTGGAGAAGTTCCACCGAAGAAATTTGTGAATTCATCAAAATTTCGTATAAAGATAGGTTCGAAAGCGGGACCTTTTAAGGTCTCACCCACAATACCCAACGTGGTAACTCCCACACTTTGTGCTACGAAACTTAAATCAACTTCAGAAGTATATACTCCGGGAGATACGAATACTTTTTGATTTGATGCCATTAGTTTGTCTTTTTTATTTGTAAATTTATTTTTATTGATAAATATTATAAAAAAAACCAAAATACTTTACTTCATAAGAAGTATTTATAAATTAGGTAGAATAAATTCTGCCTTTATTCTACCATGGCAGATAACGAAAAAAAAATTAAGAACCTAAAGATATCAATCGAGGTTCACAACATCCTAAAGACCTATTGTGAAAAGAGGGGGATAAAAATGTATCGTTTTTTAGAAAGAATGATTGTAGACCAATGTAAGGAAAAGAAGGATATTTATGGTGAGAACTAAAGTATTTGATTATCTAACTGAATAATACCTTCTTGTGAGTCATCATTTTTAACCACAATTATTTTTAAAACATCGTTGGTGTTTATCTGAATTTGAAGTAAATCAGACCCATAATATAGATTATTTAGATACACATCATACGACTCAATGTTGATTGTATCACCTAAATTTAAATCAACGGTATAATCAAAAATTTGTGATAAAATATTGTTCCCAGCAACAAATAAAAAATTAGTAATAGTAGATTCGTCTGTAATATTTTTTCTTCGACCACGAGTGAACGATTCTTTTTCAAATTCAATAACGGTTAAAACTCTTGAAACTGCCGGTGCAACTTCAAATTCGTTTTCATCAATTAAGAATCCTAACATTGTAAAATCATAACTTTGAATATAATATTTTCTTTTATCTATATTCATAACAGATTCATCTGTAATATTATTCATTATGATTGGAATGTAATGACCTTTGATGGTTGTATAGGCTTGACGAGACGCAAACATTTCAAGAATGTTTTTATTCAAGGCGTTTAATTCTCTCATTCTATTACAAATAATTTTAACAGAATAAGTAATATCAACCGGAACAGGTTGAGGTATTTTATAAATGTCCATACCATTTCTATTTCCATCCCAAGTAGGAACTTGAGCATAAAAATATTGTTTTCTATTTGGAATATTATAAAGTAATGCGGGGTTAGTACCGAATTTAACTTCAGGGTTTCTCACAATAGTAATAAACGGAGGTGAAACATTTGAATCTAAATCTTGGAAGTTCCAAGTTTCGGTAAATTGAGACCAGTTTTGAGTTGTAATAATGATATCAACCGTAGGTATAACTTTACCGTCCACAATTGTTTGTAATTCATTTTGAACAAAATTTAACATCCCCCCATCTAAATCGGCATGCAAAATGGATTTTGGTAAATAAGTTCCGTCTTTATTGATTTTTTCTAATAACTCCTCTCTTCTTGGGTAAAGAGTTTTTGGAAATGTTAACGGTATTGTTTTCTTTATTTTGTTTGGTAAACCCATTTTATTGTTTTGTTATAAATATTTTGTTTCTTAAATTTATCAATTCTACTTCACCGGCACTGTATATTGGTTCTTCGGTGTCTTTTATTACATAAGAATTATATTTGTATGGGTTATAGGTTACGATATTACTATTTGGTTCACTTGGTAAGTTTTCACAAGGAAATTTACAATAATCTTCTAATGTTCCAATAACAAATGAGTGAACATTTTTACTTTTTTCTCTAACCACTTTTTCTCTTCCACCCTGTCTAACTCTAAATTCAACATCAGTTAGTTTAACATAATCTGCGTGAGTAATTACTTTACCATTACGACTAATTGAAAAAGTGTGTTTATGTAGATTATAATAAACCATAACTTTATCACCTATATAAGTTTTTTCATTATCATCGGTAATGGTTTCTAATATTCTTCTATATTGTCTTTCGTTAATTATAATCTTCATAATTGTAATATGCTGATACGGTTTTAACCGGTAAATTAAATTTATCTTGAAACCATTTTTTCATAGGTTCACCCCAATGTTCTTGAAACATTTCATCTAAATGTTCCCCATA